GGTACATAAGATTGTCATTTACTCTTTCCTCCTTCCTCAGGTCAGCGTCAGCCTAAGCTGTACGTCCATAGATACCAGACCATTGTTAATAGCCTTGTCGTTGATAGCCTTGCTCTCTGTCCAGACCAGTCTCAGACCTCCTCTGGTGTCGTATATGGTGCAGTGCTGGGGGTCAATCGCTTTGGGGCTGTTCGCGGCGCCGTACAGATAGCCGGGCCCGGTCTGCCGGACGGTAGCGTAAAGGCTGTAGACGCTGACGCCACTGACGTCGCTGCCCAGTGTCTTTTTAAGGGGCACCATGACTTCGATGGTCTTTTTGCTGTTGGTGATGTGACCGAAGCAGACAGGCGTCAGGACATCGGTCCGGCCGGGATGGAGATGCTGGGCGTCGGTGTAGCTTTTGGCGGTAGCTGCGGCGGTGGCAAGAGATGTCTCCAGGGCAGCAACGTCTGCCATAGATTTAGCGATATCAACCAACCTTGTTACCTGATTGATAGACACGCCGTTCTGCCGCACCCGGTACAGCGATACATACACCTCTGTGTATCCGTCCCGAAGCTGATTCTCCGCAATGGTAGCGGATGTGCTGGACATTGTCCGGACAAAAGGCTCCACGACTTCGGCAGACTGATTGTCTGTATAGATGTGGTAACCGATAATGTAGTAGGCCGTTACGCCCTGCGCGCCGGTCGGAATCGTAAAATCCTCATACTCTCCGCTCCGGATCTGGATGCGCCGACCCTCTCTTGTTACCAGCACACCATCTGCCAGACGGACAGTGTTGGCGTCAGGCAGGGTATTGCTCATCCTGTTGCCAAAGGGGAGGATACATGTCACGCCTCCCGAAAGCCCGCCGTAGTAATCGGCGTCATCCTGCGCAAGGACCGGGACGAATCCGGCCCCGTTGATCAAATAAGCCATGTGTTATACCTCTCCTTTAACTTTGCATTCATAATTAAAAATGCCTCTGGAAATCGTCAGGACTTTCCGGGCGATAGGGGCCTGCACGGTCTTACTGCCTTTCGTCCCTTTAACGATATCCCCGACGTCGATATTGAAATCCGACTCTCCAACTTGGAGCGAATCGGATGACGCGATTTCTTTCAGGCGCTTCTTTCCGTAGCTGACAAGGTCGGCACGGGACTGGGCGCCGGAGTAATCGTAATAGGCCTGTCTCTCAGAAACGCCGGTATAATATTGGGTCTCTGAAATCTTGCCTCGATTGTTGATATATAAATCTACCCGCATGCGATTCTGCAGCTCTCCTTGCCCCATGCAGATCAAATGATTGATACCCATGCGGTTAGATGTAAATATTAACGGTACAGGGGAATCGTCGTTATAGATCCCGCTTATCGTCTCTGCCGGCTTGATCTCTGCTGTAACCCTGATGGGGTAGCCGGCCGCAACCTTGTCGGCATGTATAACCAGCTTGGCACCATTGTCATAGCACATCGACAGCAGGCCCTCTAACACGGTGCAATACAGTTTGAATTGATAATTAGATATCGTCACGCCGCTGGAATATGTCGGAACATAAAAAAAGCCGCCCAGGGCATTAGATAACAATGCTCTCAGGACGGCGTTCGCATCGCCGGAGGCAACGTAATAATCCTGACCGGACGGCGGGCAGACGATCCACTGGTTCAGCAGGCCCCGCCACGTATAACCTTTTTTATAATCTGAGTTGCCAATGACGGATTTTCCTGCTTTGCCATAGTCATATTCCAGCAAGCCGCCAAACTCCGTGCCGGGAACATAGACGGCTCCAACATTATCCGGGATCTTTCCCTCGACCTTGAAGTCACAGGGACTTTCTGACGGATCACCGATGTCAAAGTCCGCTTCATACTGGCAGGGGCCTATCTCATTTAATTCGGATGTAAGTAAGATTAACTGGTCCATGCCGGTTCACTCCGTTTCTTGTACAGCGTTAAGTCGATTCCGTATTCCTGTGAGTAGCTGATTGTTACGTGACCGGACGGGATCCGCTGCAGTAACAGACTGTTCGGGTCGCGGTCGTTGAAGCAGTTAGTGATATGCCCGGATGCAGACACCAGATAACAGTGCATATCATCGGCTTGCGTCTCCCTGGAATCAATGATCAGGACTTCGCCTTCGCCGACCTGATGCTGTACGGCATACAGGTGACCGGCGATATTGACAGCCACGGAAGCTGTAGGCCCGTAAGCTATCAGGCGGAAGTCACAGGGGGCAAAATGGTCGATGTTATAGCTTTTCGCCGTTGCTACGATGGGATAGCGATATCCGGGAGTGTATCCGTATCCGTCAGATGTATAGCGCTTATCATCCGCATCGGCTTCGGGGTCATCCTCTACCGGGGCAATGCTGATCAGCTGTTCCACGGTCCAGAACGGATCCGGGCAGTATATCGTGACATTGTTGAGTGTCCTGTACGGCTCCTCTGCCGGTTCTGTTGCAGAAGAGCGGATAAAGCAGGGTATATATGATTCTCCCCATGTCAAAAGGCCCGGTTCTTCCCGGAAGAAATCGCCTTCGATAGCGGAATGAAAAGCATTAAGCGCTTCCCGGCGTTCAGCCAGTGTCCCGTCAAAGATCAGCTGACAGTCATACTCTATCGGCTCTTTGGTCCAGTATTTGACCTTTACGCCATATTGGCGGGCGGTCTCCTCAGCGGACCATTCAAAGTTATGGAACGCTGCGGATTTCAACCGCCCAAGTTTTGTCGCCATTAAGTCGAACACCTCGCCGGAGGATGACGTATAAGTTATGTTAAGCATTGAATGCCACCCCCATATCTCTCAGTGTTCTGCCAACCTGTCTGTCCATCAGGTAGATGCCAATGTCTGCATCCTGCATACCGGCACGGACCGCCGAATAGATGACGGACGGGTCATTGCCGGGTGTATTGGCGACTGCCTCAGAAATCATGCGCTGTAAGGAATGCACCCCGACGACAGCCTCCGGGCCGGCATCACCTGCGCCCTGCAGTCTGCCGTTTGCCATGCCGAAGATGGTAGGATTCGTAAAAATCATGCCGTTGCCCATAGCGGTCTTATACCAATCAACCGACAAGTGCGGTACTGACGGAGGATTCAGACTAAATGAGCCGGATATGGAGAAATGCGGAAGTTTCAGCTTAGGGAGAGACCATTTGAAATTAAAGAATCCCTTAATCTTGTCAACCGCCGCCTGCACCTTATCACGTGCCCACTCAATCTTCTCTTTGATCGTGTTTTTAATATCGTCAAACTTCTCTTTCGCCTTATCCTTAATGTCCGTGAATTTCTGAACGACCTTGTCCTTCATATCCGTGACTTTCTGGATGGCTCCGGTTTTCGCGTCTTCAATCTTCTGTTTAATGTTCTCTTTTATCTCATTAAACTTGTCGACGGTATTCTGCTTAAATGTCGTCCATGTCTGGACCACCTTGTTTTTAAGTTCAGCCGCCTTTGCTTTGACTTTGTCCCAGTTCTTCCAGAGCGCGATACCTGCCGCTATGACCGCTACTATAGCCATAACAATACCGACCGGACCGGACAGGATGGCAATCACAACAGTCATCAGGCCGGCAAAGGACTGGATACTGCTGATAATTCCGGCGATCATTCCCACTATTGGCCCAACTACCGTTATTACGGTCCCGATCGCTCCTACGACCGTTCCAATGGCGGATATTATCGTACCGAGGATTACCAGCAACGGCCCGACCGCCGCCACGATCATGCCAATGGTGGCAATCGTTGTCTGCTGTTGCGGCGTCAGATTATTGAAGGCGTCAACCAGTCCCTGTATGACCGCCGCCACCTTTTCAATGGTCGGGGCCAATGCCTCGCCCAGAGAAGTCACCAGAACGTCAACAGACGATTTCAGCTTTTCCAGCGAACCGCCGAAACCGGACATCATAGCTTCTGACATCTCTTTGGTGGTCCCGGAGCAATCAGACAAAGCACCGTCAAGCTCGCTGACATCTTCGGGCGATGTCCGAATCAACGCCAGCCACTTATCCATCTGGTTCTTTCCGAAGATAGCCGAAGCCGCCGAAAGCTGTT